CCCATCAGCGTGTTACGGCTTGAGGGAGGAATCAAGAAGAAACGCTGATCCATTGGGGTATCAGTGTCGTCAAGACGCTGAATAGTGCGGCGAATAGCGGCATCGGTCAATGCTGACTCATTGTTGCTACCAGCAACATAAGCAGTAGTACCATCACCACCAATGAAAGCCCCAGTCGCATATGCGTTTGTACCAGCACCGCCATTGGTAGAACGACCCAACTGAACCAAGTCAGTATCAACTTGTTTAGCCAGAGCATAACCAGCATCAGAAGTATAGAAGTTACGCAAGCTGTTCAGGGCTTGGGCTTCAACAATATCTTCAATCAAACGGCTGTATTCGTAATGCTTATTGATAGAAACTTGAACTTCAGACTCTGTAGCGGCAATCAAGGTGACTGCTGTTTCAGCGGCTTTAGCAGAAGCAGAACCACGGGTAGGTGCGGGAATGTGAATTACATCACCCTTCTTGCCCTTAAAGTTCATCTTCATAATGAGGTTCGCAAGAACCAAGTTTTTCTTGTAGGCAGCTACGATTTCATCTGACCAAATTTCAGGGATGAAATTAGCTGCTGTGGTTACTGTCACCGAATTGGTGGGGGAAAATGAGGTTGCCATGTTAAATCTCCAAAAAACGATAGGTTAAATTATTTGACCCGTCCGTCTTGATAAGCCTGCATGATTTCTCCGCTTAACTGATCGTAACGATCTGGGTCGGTCATTTTCAGCCGAATTAGATCAGCCCTTCTATAGACCCTCTTTCCAGACTCCCCACTTCCACCTACATCAACACTTGCTGCCTTAAGGTTTGACTTTCGCTGAGTTTCCCCTGCATCTGTAGTCTGTCTTGCCTTAACACCACGCAACTGTTTATAGGTACTTAACAATTCATTTGCACTGTCGTAATCAAACTCACCATCAGCTTTTGCATACAAACCAAGGCGAATAGGTGAAGATTTCACCCAATTCACAAAGTCTGTATCTTGAGCAATCTGACCAAAATCAGGATGCTCTTGCGCCAGCTTTTGTTGAATCTGCATCTTTTTGAACTCTTGACCAGCTTGTCTAGCCGCAAGTACATCGGGATGGTTATCAACTGTTCTACGAACTGCCTCTTGTGGATTCTCAAAAAAATCTACTTCTGGCTCTTTTTCAATAGGTTGTTGCCTAGAGGAGAGGTTTTGCTTTATGAGTTCATCTGCCAGCTTACGCACTTCCCCAACTTCTTGCGCCTGTCTGCCCATAAGTTTTTCAACTTCTTGGTGCATTTTGACCACTTCTTCCAAAGATTTATTCCTGTATTTATCAGGCATCTCGGATAAGGGCTCAGTCTCAGGTAGTTGCTTCTTTTGCTCGACTGCATCTAACTCACTTTGCGTCTCATCTTCATTGTCAATCAACATATTTCTTCCTTTTCCTGCCGTTATCGGTTCTAGGACATTCAACTCGGCATTTCTGCTTATGAGTTGTGCTTTTGCTCCCACTTCAGTTGATCTAGGTGTTTTTTCTCGAACTTTCCATGCTCTGATGGAAAAGAACCAGACCACCCTTCTAACTTAAAGTTAGGAGCAGACAAAATGCGGTTAGCTGTTTCTCCGCACTCACACCTAAAACTCATCAACTCATAATTGACAAGTCTTTCGGTTTTATGCCCGTTTGCACAGGCAAAATCAAACATTCTTTTCATTCAATTCCTCGTATGCTCTTTCGCTGACCTCTTTCAAGGTTTGCAGCCAAGTCAAGATGGAAAGTTCACCTTTTTTGAACATTAAGGTCTTTTCATCAGGAATAACGCTCAGATTATTAAGCGACTCTATCATAATGTCAATATCTATAGTCAAATCCTTCCAACCCTCGTTTGACATCATGTCAAATCGGCTCTCATAGTATTTTTGAAGTTCTGGGGTCATACCACCTGACATCATGTCAAATCGGCTTTCGTAGTATTTTTGAAGTTCTGGGGTCATGGTGATCCTAAAAGGCAAACTTTTTCTTTTTTGGTGCAATCATCTTGGCAATTTCTTCTGCGTAATACTGCATACCAAACTTGCCATCAACCCGTACATCGTGATTTTCTGGGGATACAAATAGCTTGTTTGTGTCCTCAAATGGGCCTTCTTTGATGCGGTCTACCCAAACAATGAAGTGAGCGCCAAAGGCTTCCCGTGTTTCAGGGGTAGGACAAACAAAATCGGCAATGACATGAGCGCCATATCTAGACGCTATATCGCACAAAACACCCATACGCCTAGCCTGTTCTATGCGGTCAGCTACGCTAAAACCAAGGTCTTTGTTGATTTCTTTGCGGATTTCATCAGCATTGAAGTGAACGCAGGAAAGTTCCCTAGCCAAAGCTGTAGCCAAGGTAGTCTTACCCGAACTAGGCAACCCCATAATTAGTATTTTCATCCCTTGACCTTGTACAGTTGTTTGACAGCAAAGTCTGGTGCTGGTGTGCGCCAGAAGTCTTTTCCTGCGTACTTCTCCCAAACTGACTTTGGCAGGATAGATGGGCGCTCTTGCCAAGTGACTTCCTTGCGTACAGTGTGCAGACTCTTCATGTTCAAGGCTTTGTCAAACACTTCGTTCTCGTACTCCACGTTCTTAAAGTCATGGTCAAAGTAGGGTTTGCCGATGAACTGGTATATCTCCCGCATGACGCTCTCAGGCTGCTTGCACAGAGACTCGTACTCAACCAGTTGGATCATGTCGGGATTTAGCAACAAACCTTCTTCCAAGAAGTAATAAGGTTTGACTACTTGACCCTCTTTCTTGACATCCATCAGGGCATCGCACCTTGTGGTGACTGTCTGTCGTGCCTCATCATCTGTCAGCGTTGCGCCGTACAGGGAGTTCTTGGCTGAAATACGCTCAAAGCTGTCTAGTATCCAAGGCAAGTCACGCACACAGCAAATGATCTTGGTCTGTGGATACAGGTCTTTGAGGAGTGATGTCTTGGCAGTCCAGCCCCTGCTGGTGTCAAACACAGTGTTTGGAGTGACTGCTTTGTAGTAAGCCTCAAATACGTCTTTCAGTATTTGTTTGCGTCTATTTTCATCAATCAGGTGATTGCTCTCACTGCCCGTGATGACGTTGATGGTTGATGTAACCAATCCTTGTACTGGTGAGGAAATGTCTGCATAGAACTCAGGGTTCTGGCGCAAGATAGCCGAGAGCAAGGTAGAGCCTGACCTTGGCAAACCAGAGATGAAGAAGAACTCTTTCATGCCTGTGCAATCCAGTTGACTGTTGCCTCATCCCACTGGTAACGCACATTACCGCCATTCATAACAGCATCAGCGGGTCTTGCTACAGGTGCAGCCCAAGTCATAGTGTCAATGTAGCCAACCCAAGATGGGTAAGGCTTACGGGCTTCATGTTCTGCGGTTCTTGCAGCGGTGTATTCTGCTTCTGTTAAGACTTGCAAAACACCAGCAATGGTTGTGTCGGCATCGTCATCGCAAGTGCCGTAGTATCTTGGCGCTCTGAGGTATGTGCCATCTGATGCCACTTCAACAGGCCAAGTAGAACTGTCGTGCCATATGTGAGTCCAACCCTTAACAGCAGGCATTGATGGGCCTGTGCGTTGTGGCTCTGATGTGCAGACTATTTTCGTTACTGCGTCTACTTCAGTTATGCAAATGTACATTGTGATGCACCTTGAAAATTAAACTGCGACTCTGCGGATGGCTCTAAGGTTAAATACGTTTATTTTTCCGTATTCTGCGCCATAACCATCGTTAAAATATTGACATATTACACCCAAAGCGCTAACCTTTGTACTACTCCAATATCGTTGGTTAACAAGAAAATCTTCTGCGCCTGTAGACCTAAAATCTGTTGCTGATGTTTGAGAAGGTGTCCCAGTTGTATAGTTACTTGCTCTTGCGGGAACAGCATTTACATTTATGCCGTAACTTGTACTGTTTGATTGTGTTGTGGGTTTTAAATTGAAATAGCAAACTTCCAGTTCGTTCCGAGCGGGTAAATACCAATCACTAAATCCACCAATCACTAAATCATTGCAGAAGTGTGCGGCAGGATAAACAGTTGCATTACCATCGGCAACTGCATCCGCTGTAAGTTGGGGGCCATCAATAAGGCTGTTTATACCGGGTGTATCTGTGTTTGCGTTTTTATATTGTATTGTTGAAGTTTGTGCGGATGCCGCAGGGCCAACAACTAGGTTGTAATCAGCTATGCCATTACCAGCCGTAGAAATTTGACCCGCAAAGAAACCGCCACCAAATGCAGCGCCAATAGTTAAACCAAAACTTCTTTGATTTTGAAAAACCGCTTGTAAAGCACCACTCATGTCAATCCACTCCCTGAAATTAACCAAGTTGTTGAAGTCATTTTGATTGCTGTAGCAGAACCATATTGCGCCAAACTGCGTGAGCCAGTTGTACCAGCACTACTTAAATACATTGTGTCAGTGGTGATTGCAATAGTCACCACTTGAGAAGTCATGTTGATAAATGTAATTGCAGTTCCAATTGGATAGGCTACAGAACTATTTGCAGGGATTGTGTATGTCCTTGCATTAGCATCACCTGATGGGTGAAAGATGTGTTTTCCAGAATCTCCCAAAACAAGTGTATATGCGGCAGATTGGCTATTCTGTGGAATGTTTAAATAACCAATATTATTAGTTGCATCGCCTCCAGAAGCACCAGTAGGCGTTACCCAAGTTGGTGCGCCAGCCCCATTTGTTTGCAAGAGTTGACCGCTAGTACCAACTGCCAACATCTGAGTTGTGCCACTTGCTGATTGGTAAGGAATTGTCCCGTTTGATCCACCCGCCAAATTGGTTGATGTAGTTGCTGTACTTGCACTTGTTAAAAGTGTGCCACTGGTTGATGGCAAAGTAATCGTTGTAGTTCCAGCTACGGAAGGGGCTTGTAGTGTTACAGTCCCTGACGTAGTGCCAGAAATATCAATCGCATTAGCTTTTAGGGTTACTGACGTTGCCATATTTTTCCTTTATGGTGTTCCATTTGCAACAATATTAGTTGCTGATGTAATCATTCCAGTTGAAGACATTGATGCAATTGTAGTTGCACCATACTTAAATATCAACTTTCCGCCCGATTCTTCAATTGTGAAGTTTGTTGTTGTAAGAGAATTTACAGTTGGTGTTGCCCATGATGTATTTGTTCCATCAGTCGTTAAAAACTTTCCCGAATTGCTTGTTTGAGAGGGTAGGGTTGTACCAGCACCCCCAGAAGTCACAAGTTTAATTCTTTCTTGTAACTCAGGTGCTACAACCTCACCCACGTTGATTTGCTGACCCGTAGAGAGAGTAATGACTAACGATCCATCAAAGTCAATTTGGGCATTTAAGACAGAAACACCATCTTTTCCATCAAATCCGTCTTTTCCATCCTGACCATCCCGACCATTCTTACCATCTATGCCTTGTCTACCATCAGCACCCTTGTCGCCTTTGTCGCCCTTATCCCCTTTTTGTGGAACTATGGCTTTGGCAATCTCTAGTTGGGTAGAAACCTTGTTTTCCATGACTTTGATAGCCTCAACTATCAAATCTACATTGTCTTGAACAGCCTTTTCTTCTTGCTGTCGCATCGCAACAAGAGTTTCTTCCATAGTATTAATAGCATATAACTTCTCATCAAAAGATGAGTCTGATGACTGTATGCTTTTAATAAGTTCTTTTATATTAGCCATTCTTCAGTCCATCTGTAAGCCTTGTTAGGAAATCTTGTTTGACTTTATTCTGTGAATCAACTTTATCAGCCATTTGCAATTCAACAATCTTACTCTTGTTCTTAATGTCCGCCTCTTTAAGCATCAATTCAGCAATCTTGACACGTTTATCAAATTCCGCAGATGCTTGATTATCTTGATTAGGAAGGTTCTTGGTCATTGCCGCCATGTTCTTTGCCTGTATTTCCTGTGGCATTAACTGTGCCTCAACAGACAATTTGATAGCTTCAGCTTTGTTTTGCTCTGCTTGGCTAGTCTGAACAGCAATATTAGCTTGTGCAGCTTGCATTGCCAATTCTTGTTGCATTTGTTGCATCTGTTGTGCCTCTGGATTAGGCTTGCTCATCTCATCCAAAGCCGCCATCATCTCGTATCTGTTGCTCAAACTTGAATTAGCAATGATTCCTTTGAGAATCACAGGCAAAACAGGGGTATTGGGGCCAAGAGTCTGCAACAAACCAATAAATTGCTGTTGTTCATACTCACGAGCAATAATGCCAAGGGTTGCAGTGGGTATGAAGTTCATGTCTACAGAAGGATAACGCTCTGGATCGAATTGCATGAACCTGAAAGCCGCCTTTTTGATGAAAGGCACAAGGAAATCTTCTTGGAAGTTGACCAATGTACGCTTGTACTTCTTGATGATGGATGCAACCGCCATCGACATACCACCCCCATCACGGCTAGATTGGGAAACCATGCCGTTTGAGTCAAGCGTACCAGTAGCTTGTAGCAACATTCGCTCAAAGTCTTTGGCAGTTGCTAGGTTATTTGGGTCACTCTGACCAAACTTGAAGGGATAGAGGATTTCATTGGGATTGCCATTGGTGAGAATAGCTTTACCAGCCTTAATCTCAAACTTCATGCCACGGGGCAAACGTGTGGCATCCATAGCAACCATTGGGGCAGTGGTCAAAGCGAGTGAATCCAAGTGAGCCCTAGTCTGAGCATCAATAGCTTTCTGCATATTGAAGGCTTTTTCCACTGTACCTCGCCCCAACAAGCGATTAGGCACTGTATCGTCTTGGTACGACAACACAGGTCTGTCTTTCATCATGTAAGGGTTTTCTTCAGCCTTGAGCAATTGACCATCGTTGGCAATTACGACAATGGCTTCTACCATGTCTGAGTAGTCTTCAGCGGCAGAGTTCTCAGGGAATAACTCAACAATGTCTTTGTTTTCCTCAAGATTGTTCAAATACTCACGGGGTACTAACCCGTAATACGTCAACAATAAAACCTTCTCGTCTTGGTACTGAGATACCTCTTGGGTAGGCTCTAGGTCGGTATCTTCACTGGCTGTACCAATGTCCACCTTACGATAGATGCCCTTTTCAATGCCTTGAACAACTTTGTGGATAGAAACATACTTCTCAATAGCCACACCCATACAGTCATCAATGCTTGTCCCATTTGGGTCAAACAGGAAGTTCTTGGGGTTGATAGGCATGATTTTGACAGAAATCCTGTCTCTCTCCATCACTCCAATAGCTGCTTGACCTTGCTGATTAGGAATAGCTTGAGTAGAAGGTACATACTCTTTCTCAGTCTTGACAATGATCTCGCCAATACCTGTGCCATAAATTTCAGCCATCAACTCAATCTGGTCAATACTCTTGCGAATCTTGTCCTTCTTGAAGTCTTCCATCAACTGATTCTTGATTACTTCAACATCTATAGGGTTTCCACCTATGTCTTGAATATTGTCTTCAATGTCAAAAAAGTCGCCTTGACCAAAGATTGCTTCCATGATCTCGGCATGGCGAGTCTCAACAGCTTGTTGTGTGGCAGGGGTAACAATACGGCTACGCTCAGACTCACGGGTCTTGTCTTCAGAAGCCCATTGACCTCGGAAGATGCGTTCATACTCAAGCCAATCGGGAAGAAAGTTTGTATCTCTATAGTCACGCCACTTGTTGCAGTGGTCGGTAACAAAGTCGGTCAGTTCTTTATCAGCCTCAGTAGGCTCATAAAACTCGTTTTGTTCTAGCTTGACTTCTTTGTCTGTTGCCATTTATATCCCCGAAATAATGTCTAGCGGTTCCCACTCATCTTCTTGGTCATCAGAAAAGTATGAGGTAACCGCCAGTTGGTCAATGTAGGAAAGAGCATCGGGTAAGTCATCGTGAACACCTTGGGCGGGGAACATCAAGAGTTGATCTTTGAATTCATCCCAATCTTCCTCAGAGTTCAGCACAATACGCCCATGCTCAAACCTTCCTTGGAGACTCCAGATAATCCTGTCAGTCTTTTTCCTGTTGCCATGCGTTAAGTCAACTATGTGCGAATATACATTATTTTTTCGCATTAAGTCTGACAAATACGGCAAAACAGCGTTTTTTAATGCTCCACGCTCAATTCCAACGCTTAAAGGTCGGTATTCCCGCATCTTTAGCAGAATCGTAGCAGCAGTCTCCCTGATGTCCCAACGCCCAAAAGCAATCTCTTTTACAAACCACTTACCCTCATCAGTCACCTTAACCACAGCAATGGCTGTCTGGTCTAGTCGCTTCTTAGAGTTAGCCGCCTGTCTAGCTACTTCCTCAAATCCAGCTAAGTCACAGGCTATGAAGTAAGAACCATGCTCAGGTTCTTCCCCGTACTTAATCCATTCTTCCTTGAAGACATCTGACCCCGCATTGTCAAAGGATGCCATATACTCTTGCTTAAAGGCGAATGAACTTAGGGTTTTCTTCGCACTTTCAATTTCATCAGGGTCGATTAAAGGGTTGTCTTTGGTGGTGAAATGCCATGCTTTCCAATCTTCATCTTCCTCTGACTGTCCAAGTTTAAAGATGTCATAGAAGAAGTTGCGACCCTTGGGAGTGCCGATGAACATTGCTCTGCCCTTTTTGTCTGACAGAGAAGCACGAATAACCTGTTCCCATGCTTCAGGTTTGATGTCTGCAACCTCGTCAAGCACAGCGTAGGTGAGCGACACTCCTCGCAAAGTATCTGGTCTATCAGCACCTCGGACATAGATCTTTGCTCCGTTTATCAAGGTAATGTCCATGTTATTGATGTGACTAGCAGAGATAACGTCTCTACCCAACTCCATTAATACATCCCAAATAATCTGACGAGCCTGACCATTGGTAGGTGCAACATAAAGCACAGCAGACCCTGCACTACACTGCAAACCCTCAATTAACAGGGTTATGGCTGAGAGTCTTGACTTACCGCAACGCCGCCCTGCCGCAATAACTTTAAACCTTGTTTTATCAGCAAATACCTCTTGTTGCCAAGGAAGGAGGCTAAAGTTTAGATCAGACATCTTTGCTTTCTATATCCTCTGCATCTACAGTGTTTTCACCAATGGTTAGGCCACCAATGCCTGAAATCGTAATGTTTACAGCACTTCTCTGATTCTTCTCTTTTTCAAACAAAGTGACAGGAAGCATCCTATCCATACACAGCTTCAAAGCTGCCATCTGTGCAGGGTGGTCATCATCAAGGGCAATCTGAACAGTCTTTTGGACAACATTGACTCCAGCACTGTTTATCAACAAATCCTTGAGTTCTCTGACCCTTTGGTTCTCAGTCTTAGGCAACATAGCTAATGGCTTGGCATCAGCATACTTTGCCATAGTTAACTTACCCGAACCCTTTGGGCGACCTTTTTGTTTTTTCAGTTGTTCAGGGAGTGCATCTACTACGTTCATCTTTTGTCCACAAGAGGGAAGTTAGTGCATACTTTACATGAGAATTGTTTTCTTGTATAGTGAACTCAAACGGGGGCATCACCCACCCCTCTATGCGGTTGAGCCGACCAAGTAGGATAAACGTAGTGAACCATGTAGTTCTCAAGTAAAGAGTAATCTTGAACGGGGCTTGTAGCGTGGAGAGTAAGGACTGACAACCTTCTCTAACTTAGATAAACGAGAGGCTCTCCTTTAAAAGGATCACCCCCACTCACGGGTGTCTACTCCTGTTCGTCAACTAATTAAAGTCCCTTGTTAACTGTTAACACTACGATTGGCTTTTCCAGTGTGGCGGAGGGTACACAAATATTTACACACAGCACAGCACCCCTCCCCCCAGTAAGCACTAACTAACATAGGCGAAGTGAGCACTAACTAACATAAGACACGTTTCATAATGCGGAATGAGTTAAGCGACCAAGCGGTCGGGTAATGACTATGCACAATAATGCACTGCACTATATTGCATATAAGGGTTATGCACCATCTTGGGGATACTGACCAGTCAGTCATTAAATACATTCCACAATACGAAATGTAAATAATTGTTTCACATTATGGAATTGCACCATGTTGGTGAATAGCGTCTACTAACATCCCTTTTTTGGGGCAGAGTGTTTACTAACATCACCTTTTTGGTGCGCTTCGTTAGTAAGTACTATCATTGATTAGCTTGATTTTGCTGGAAGTGCAAAATTGGCATGGTATGTGCATTAGTAAAATGCCTCAGGGCAAATCATTCAACATTTTTTAAAGGCTTAAATATGAAAACACTTAATCTCCAAATTGCAGAATTATCAGAATTGTCAGTGATTCTAGGAAACAGAATTATTGAATTAGAGAATAGCCACACTAGGAATGATGTAATGATTGAAAACATTGTTACACGTCAGCTGAGACAAGCAAAATTGATTTTGAACAGTATCGAGGAAATTCTGCTCAATCACCATACAAGTTAAATTCTAGGGTTTATGGCATTGGAAACAGTGCCATTACACCTAGCGATTTTGCTAGATTTTGAAAGGCTTAAATATGAGATTTGCATTTATCCCCAAAGCCCAGTACACCATTGGGCAAATCATCACAGTGCAAGGTCAACCTATGCGGGTTGAAAGCTACACACACACTGGGCGCAATATAATTGTTCACAGTTTAGAAGATGCACCTAAGTTTGTCCGCATAGTTTGTATTTGCAGCGACTCACCAGTTATCCTAGGGGTGTCAGCATGAAACATTACGAAACAATCCACACAGAAGATACTAGAGGCTTTCATGTCATCTTCAGTGTCACACCTGAAGATTTTCATCCTCGGGACTGCTTCGACTACACAGAAGAAGAACTGGCAGACCTTTGCGACAAAATAGATAGAGGGGTCTATTCATGGTTTTGTGCAAGGGTAGAGGTTTACCAGCAAGGCATTCTTTTGGCTTCTGATTATCTTGGGGGTTGTCTTTACGATTCACCCATGCAATTTGTCAAAGAGTCAGAATACTACGACGACATGGTAAACAATGCCATTGCTGAGGCAAACCAAAACCTTGAAAAACTGTTCGCTTTGCGTAATGAGGTGACAGCATGAACAAAAGCGAAATTCTTTGGGCTATTGCTTGCGTTGTTGTCTTTGCTTATATTGGCTTTTTATTGGCTTACCGAGGTTAAGAGTCCAAACCCTTGGGGATTCTGTCCCCTTGGGCTTGCACTTTTGCAAGGTTTTGAAAGGCTTAAAAATGGAAAACTTTTTTGAACAATTCCAAGGTGCAGACTTGGAAAGACTAGCAGACTGTTTAAACGCTGCAAAAAAAGCAGGGCTTAAAACATCCAAATACACACAAGCAGGGGTGAATGAATCTTCTGGCAATGTGTGGTTGTGGGATGAATCATGGACTGGTTGTGTGGCTTGCTCTATTGGCTTTGATGTGTTTTGGGTGTGGTCTTGTCCTAATTGTGGGCATGAAACAGAATTTGAGGAATATTCAGAATTAGAGCATTTTGTTGAAGAACAAAACGAAAAAACAGACTACGAGGGCTGCTTAGAGTGCTGCGACGAGTTAGTCGCATGATATACGCCACAATTGCACTACTTCTAAAAATAATCCTCCGAAAGTAAGTTAGTACCCACTTACAAATCTCAAGCCCTTCGGGGCTTTTTTCTTGCCTACTGCTACCCTGCTATTGCCAAGCCCTAAATAATCGCTTTAAGGCACTTTTAAAGCCTTCCCAAGTATTAATCTGCCACTGTGCAAAGCCCAACATAGTCCAAGTCATCATCAGACCTCAAACCAATGGCATGGAAATGCACTGCCCAACGTAAGCAAATCCGAAACCCTTCGCTTAGGTTTCCGTCACCAATTGCCCTAAGTGCCTCGTATTCAGTGTTATCAAATTTGATAACTACACCTTTTTTTTCTTCAACCTCAGACATTGGCTTGTCTCCAATATTCAGCAATTAATAGGGCTTCTGCCCTATTTATGTCCTTTTTTAGCTTCAACTTAGCTGCTGGAAACAATTTACGGGCAAGGTCTAAGGCTTCATTTTTGTCGGCGGTAAGGTTAAAGTGTTTTTTCCACTTTTGAGGACTGACCAAGTGAAAAGGGTAGTTAGTCAATTCGCAAACTGCGCTAATAACACCTACAGCCCTTGCAAAATTCCATGTTGACGATATGCCTTGTTTTGGCATAGCGTGAACCTGTTCCATACAAATTTGCGCCCCTTCCTTGGGATCGACAATAGATAGGATTCGACTCTTAAACACTAAAGCGAGAATGTGCTTGTCCTTATGGTCTATCATGAAAGAACTGACATAATTTGAGTCATGGTCTATTGCCCCAAGTGCGCCACTTACTGAACCAGCGTCAATCCCTATGTAGATCATTGATTTCCTTCATGTTTTTGACTAAATCGTCTTTGATTCCGACCCATAGACATTCCAAATCAGCATCCAATTCTTTCGCCCGATGCCAAGCATATTCCTTGGCAGCAGGTTGTTTCGCCATCCAAATCAAATGCGCTAAGGTCGCCTGATACAAAAAGGGCTCTGTTGATAAGAATTTGCGGATGCGGTTTGCCATCTTTTAGGTTGTCCAACAGTTGATTGGCTTCTTCTCTAGTCATTTAGGATTCTCCATGCTGTTGCTGCACACAATGGGACTTGTCCATTTCCAATGGCTTTAAGTCTGTCCACCCTAGCGGCCACCCCATCAACCATTCGTAAAGGTTCGGGTTGATTGAATGTGGAATGTGAGTGCCATTCTTGATTGCATTTTTGTAAGCCCCTGAACCCCCGAAATTTCCACCGCCAGTTGGTGTGGTTGGAGTGGGCCACAATCCAAATTCTGTTTCGTTTATGTCTTGCTCCAACATCTGCTGCTCCCAACACTCCCCATCTTGCATCAAACCCCATTGAGGCCAAGTTTCCGAGAACTGTTCCAAGTCCCCTAGAAGTGAGCATTGGTGAGTTCTCCACAAAGACGAATTTGGGTCGTACTTCACAAATGATGCGTGCCATTTCTCCCCACATTCCTGATCGTTCTCCATCAATTCCTGCGCCTTTTCCTGCTGCGCTGATGTCTTGGCATGGAAATCCGCCAGATACAACGTCAACAATTCCTGCCCAAGGCTTTCCGTCAAAGGTTTGAACGTCATCCCAAATCGGGAAAGGCGGGAGAAGTCCATCATTTTGTCGGGCACACAATACGCTTGCTGGGTAGGGTTCCCACTCAACGGCGCAGACTGTTCGCCATCCAAGAAGTTTTCCCCCAAGTATTCCACCACCAGCGCCTGCGAAAAGAGCCAACTCATTCATGCCACCTTTCCTTTCAATGCTTCTTTGATTTTGGCAAGTATTTCAGGGTTTGGCTTGGCATTCTTCATATCTTCATCAAGTTTAGCAAGGGCAGGATCACGCAATGAGCTTGATGGCACTGTCGTTCTAGCAATGTCAGCCTGTTTAAACACTTGCTTTTGGTTTCTCACCCAGTTGCGCCATGTTGCTTGCCAGTCAAGCTTTGTGGAGCCTGAACCCGCTTTTGCGCTCCAGTAGTCTCTAAACTGCTCTCCTACGCTCCGCAAGTCTAGATCGGGTCTTTCCTGTTTAGCCCAGTCTGCCCATTCTGTTGGCAAAACAAAATCAGCAGAGAGGCGTGAGCCTCTTGTGGACTTTTTTGCTTCTGTCTCTCTCTTTGTCTCTCTCTCTGTCTCTGTCTCTGGTCTAGCATCTTGCTGGCAGTCTGCTAGCACTCCGCTGGCAATCTCAAAGAATCCCTTATCAATCAATGGCTTAACACCATCATCATATTCCTTCTTAGTTATATGTAGTCTGAACATGAGGTCATCGACTGACCCATCAAAAACACCATTTTTGGACTCTGATGCTAGCAACCACATCAATGGTGCTAGCGCCTTGCTAGCGATAGGCAAGGTCATAAATGTTCTGTCATTTAATGTCTCACGATGGAGTTTTATCCAAGGTGGATTACGATCTTTATAGTGCTGGAATACAGCCCAATTTTTGGGTATAAGTTTCATAATAAACCTCACATCGTTGGTCATCATCACAAAAAGAAGCATTGGCAGGACGGTGATGAATCGCCTTTTCCCCCGCTAAAGGTAGCCATGCCTCAACTATATCTTAACTTTTCTTTGTTTGTTGATGTTTTTCAATTGAAGTGGCTAAAAGTTGTCTCAACCATTTAGTACCTCCAAGTTGTTTAAACATATTCCACTCACTCATGGTGGCTCTTACAGCAATGGTCTTGCCGCTTTTGGTCATTTCAGTTTTTGGGCGTGGCATAGAGCGTGGATTGTGTAGTGTTTAACATAAACCACAATTAGGGTATATCCTAGTGTACAACACTACAATCTGTGTAACACTACAACTTCTCTACCAACACTTTGAAAGGCTTCAACATGGAATTCGATATAGAACTTTACGATCTTGACATAGAGATCAAGACATGGGTTGAATGGGACTCTGACCCCGACTACTCTCCTGAAGATGGAGTCTACGATAAATTCATTTGGGTGGTCTACTTACAAGTAGGCAACACTCGCATTGACATTACAGACGAACTCTCTGCCAAGGAGTGCAAATCAATTGAAAAACAGATTGAGGAGTCTATCGATGGCAGCATTTAATAAAGCCATGTGGGAGGCTTACCAACAACTCAATGACGATGACATCATGGAGGCCATTGCTGGCTCTGTGGCTATCCCTCTCGCCATCAAATCAGGTAACTGGGACTATGCCTTTGAATTCATCAAAGATCGCATTGACAACAAAATGACTCGCAGGGCTGAACTTGAACTCTACAGAGTCGTCAAAACCCCATTGATTGATGATGATGATGAACTACGCAAATTGCGTACCATTTGGTTGAAAAACGAATACAAGGGGGACAAATGAGACTCAAACACACTATTGCCGCAATCCTTGAGGAGAACCAAGATGAACTTTTTTGCCCGTTTTGCACAAAGCCTAAAGGCGATGAGATCGACTGTTGCGACCAATCAGGAAATTGGTTCAAATTACGCTACTTTGATTTTGATACCCAATTCAGTATTGCCAAAACAATTTTTAACTTACAGAAAGGTGTACCCGACCAAAAGACTGATGGACAAGAAATCTGAGTTTGTTTACACGAACTCAATTCATACAGACATTTCAATAACATTCAAGAAGTTTAAACAGGAGTGAATATGAACGAAAAAAGCAAAGCCAACATGGGCGTTTACAAGAAACTGGCTGATGCCCGAAAGATGATGCGGTCACGCACATTAAAGAAATCAGGACACAACAAATTTGCAGGGTATAACTACTTTGAACTTGGTGACTTCCTGCATCCAGCACTCGAAATCTTTGACCAACTCGGTCTGATTAGCATTGTGTCGTTTACCAAAGAACAAGCAGAACTTTGCGTAGTCGATATAGATGGTGGTGGTGAGATTGTCTTTACTTGCCCCTTTGGTTCTGCGGCTCTCAAAGGTTGCCATGAAGTGCAAAACATGGGCGCTTGTCAGACCTATAACCGCCGTTACCTTTATACCCTTGTGCTTGAACTTTTAGAACACGATGCGCTTGATTCAACAACAGGTTCAGGCAACATCGAAACGATTGATGTAGGAATGATGATCGACCACTTAGCGGCTATTGAAGCTGCATCAGCTTTAGAGGAACTCAAAAATGTATACAGCACTGCTTACTCTGCTTGCGCTGGTGATAAAAATTGGCAAAAGAAAGTGATTGATGCCAAAGAAAAGCGTAAAGGAGCATTGAAATGAGTGATATTGAACAAGGCACACCCGAATGGTTTGCACAGCGTTGCGGCAAAGCTACTGCTTCTCGTATCTCTGACATTGTTGCCAAAACAAAGACAGGCTACAGCACCAGCAGGGCTAACTACATGGCGCAACTGGTAGTCGAGCGTATGACAAACCAAGTAGCAGAGTCATACACCAATGCGGCTATGGAATGGGGTATTGAGAATGAACCCTTTGCTAGAGCCGCATACGAGGCTAAATCAGGCAATATGGTAGATCAGGTAGGTGCTATTGACCATCCACGCATTACCATGTCTGCTGCCTCTCCTGATGGCTTGGTGGGTGATGATGGATGCTTAGAGATTAAGTGTCCCAATACAGCAACCCACATTGACACACTACTTGGTGATGAGCCAGCAAAAAAGTATTACGACCAAATGCAATGGCAAATGGCGTGTACAAACAGAAGTTGGTGCGACTTTGTGAGTTTCGACCCACGAATGCCTGAACACTTACATTTGTTTGTCAAAAGAATCGAGCGCAATGATAGGTATATTGCAGAACTCGAACAAGAGGTTATCCAGTTTCTCTCAGAAGTGGATGACAAAGTTAAAAAACTCAATGAAATAAAGGTTTAAACATGGAACAGCGTGATAACTCAGGTGTACTTTTTAAAGAGCAAGACAAAAAAACACCAAATCATCCCGATTACAAAGGGAACATTACAGTCAATGGCAAACCCTACTGGCTGTCAGCTTGGATTAAAGAAGGCAAAACAGGAAAGTTCATGGGGTTAGCAGTAAGCCCTAAAGAAGAAATGAACACTTCCTCACCAAAGAGTAAGTCTTCCATTGAAGACATGGATGAAGATATTCCATTTTGATGTTTTACAGAATTAAGGGGTGAGAGAATTGCATCTTGTATATGTGTTTGTCTGCAATTCCCCTTATTAGTCAATTGCAGACAGTCGACACAGCCTTCCAAGGCACAAATCTAACCACAGGGTGAATATACAGAGGTGGTGACAGCGGGAGAGACTGCATTTGTAAGTAAGTACACACTAACATGGATAAAAAGTTCGATAAAAACTTACACGAACAGTACGATAAATTTGGAAAAGACAAAGTTATTGCATTGTTTGATAAGCACTACAAGATAAAACTTGTAGAAAATGAAGACATTTATGGTGTGGATTTGGTCGCTTACAAGGATAACAAGAAGATAGGTTATGTTGAAGTTGAGGTAAGGAATTCATGGAAGACAGATTTATTTCCTTTTGACACACTAAATGTTCCAGAGAGAAAAAGAAAATTATTGATAAACAACATGAAGACGTATTTCATTTCGGTTAACAAGAATGGTTCAATGGCTTTTATTTGCACAGCAAAAAGAGTCTTGGCATCAGACTTACAAGAATCAAAAAATAAATATGTTGAAAGTGGAGAGAAGTTTTTTAAAGTAAATTTAAAAGATATGGTGTTGATTAAACTAACTTAACAGGAGTTGATAATGGATTTGTTAGACAAAACGCATTTTGGTGGTGAAGTGAAGAAGTTTTTTGATTTACCAATATTTAACAGGGTGAGATGTATCGACCCAGTAACCAGCTATGAAGCCGCTGATGCTGCCAAAGACTTGGCCTCAAAGCACTTCAGCACCATTGTGGACTGTTTAAAGGCTTATGGCTCGCTTGGAAAAGATGGGATAGCCAGACATAGCGGGTTAGAGGCAAATCAGGTTGCAAGGCGTTTAAACGAGTTGCAGAAGATGAACCTGATTGAGTTGACAGGCAGAACAGTTAAGTCTTCAGCAGGGCGTAATGAACGTGAGTGGAGGGCAGTCTAATGTGGGATGTACTCGTAACTTTTATGTTAATGGCTTTTGGCGGTTTTGCAGTGATTGCCTTTGGGGTCATCCTTGTTTGGGTACTTTATTTCCTACAAAACGAAGTTGATAATGAATGATTGACCGACTTATTATCGGTATAGTTATGGGGGTGTCAGGATGGACTAATCTCTTTCCTGATACACCTAAACCTCTGACTTCTCCACAATTACAGGCAAAAGCAAAAGATAAATCTGTGAGTGAAGTGTGTGAAAAGCCTAAGAAGCAAAGTAAAACAATAAAGCAATTATGTAAACGATGGGGTAAAGATGATTAAGAAAAACGTATTTGATTGGCGAGGAGAGCCTAGTATTTGGACAAGAGACAAAGAACTTAGGCAATTTGCTGCTGGTCAAGCCTTTGGTAAAAACGCAAGAGAGCGTATTGCGTTGACAGAAAAGCGTGATTTTTTTATCTATTCAAAGGCTAAAATTGGTAAATGATTCGCAAGATAAGAACCTTCTACGGCAGACGTAATGGTCAACGTGGCAATAAAGTAACCACTGTAGACCGAGGTGAAGCATGGCTATGTGAGAAGTGCGGGGAAGTGATCTTCTTTGAACACCTTGTCCCCAAACACTTCTGTAAGACTCAAATCAAGCCTGTAGTCCATTCAGATACTGAGTCTTCCCTGCCACCTTAACAGCAGTCAATTCCTGCTTCTTAAGGTTATTAGGGTCATAAGACACATGAACCCAACCAGAGTCGGGTATACCCTGTGTGTAGAATTCAAGGATTAGTTGTGTATAGTCCAAATTATCCATAATCCATTGGGCAAGATCAGCATTGGCAATGCCAGCAATCTCAATATCAGCGGCTTGACCCTTGCAATGGTCTGAAGTCTTAGAGCCACCAACAGCAGCATTAGACTCAGGGCTACGATAAGCTGAATTAATAGTCACAGACTTGCCAAAATGCTCACGAACAGGCTGAAGCACCTTTTCACACAAAGTCTTCAGATTGTCAATGGCCTCATCATCAGGTGTGTTATCAATCCCAAGGCGGGTAGCAGTGTCAGATTTCGTTAGTTCTTTCAAAGAAAAATTGGCTGATAAATTCATTTCTTTAACCTTTCGTTGTAAAAATTGATGGATTATTGCTAGAGACTGTCATAAATCAAAGATACTATTTTACTTGGCGATCATGCCATAACAAGGGGAACATCATGTACAAGATTGAGATTGACATTGCAGATTGGGATTTTGGTTCAGACAAGGTGACTGTTGAGACAATGGAGTTTGACAAGATTGCAATCATTCAGGAATTCATCGAATTCCAAAAAAACCATGACTGGTGCGTTGACTATGACGTTACCGAAGACTACGAATATCAGTGCGATGAAGAAACTGACGAAGAAGACGAAACCGACGAAGACGCAGAATCCGACGAATACGAAATCGGAGAGATCGTAGAAGACGAAGATGGCTTAGTCTGGGAACGTGTGGCATAATTTAAGTGCAGTTGACCTTAACAGGGGGGTCTTAGGACTCCCCTTTTTTTATTCAATATCGTGCTCTGCTTCAATGTCTCTAGCCAACTTACGCCAGTCCAAGCTACGTCTATACAAGGTATAGATACGTTCCTCAGTTAAGGGTTCAGAACGTCTGTTAAGCCTGACATTTGCTTGCGCCAAAGCAAGCTGAGTTTCATGCAAAATGTGATGTAGTTCTTTTATTTCAGATCTGAGATAAGCTACAAGGTCATACGTCATAAACCTTGCCCCTAAACTCAATTTGTCCATCATCCCACTTATGCACTAACTCAGGCCAAAGCAATTTCCCATTATGAAATGTCAGTACAGCAAACCCTGATCTCCAATTGACAGGCGAATCTTCTAGGTAGTTGACAAACTGAGGGCCATCAGTCTCTGCCAATGTGCCTGTATCGACCCCAAACCTGTTGCCGTTGTAGTCAGCATAAGGAGTGACTTTGAGGCTGTGTAGATGCCCTGTAACTATGCTTACACCAGCATTGACTGTATTGTTGTGTGTGGCGTGAATGCCACCTTTCCAGCGATGTTTAACAGCTACTTCCTCGGTAGGCCAACAACTCCAGCATGGATGCCAAGCAGGGAAATGGTCTTTCAGAGAAAAGCCTTTGACTTGCTCATATTGAGGGGCATTGGCAGCTAGGCGGTTCTCAAACCTTGCGTCATGGTTACCAAGTGTCCACACTAGGTTTACATTGTGTCTTGCTTTCTTGGCGGCTTCTTCAATCTCACCCATTGCCAATTCACAGGCTTTCAACTCTTGTATTACCGATGGCGTTGAATCCCATCCAATACGAGGAAAACGGCTAATACTAGCGCCATCAAATATATCTCCATTGGCAATAACAGCCTTTGGCTGAAACTCTTTAATTGCCCAAAGAAGTCCCTTATACGCCGTTGTGTGGATGCTAGGCCAGAAGTGAGCATCACTAAAAACAATAACAACGCCATTCTCTATCCCAAGTTCTTTTCTTGCTGGATTTTCGGGTTTGCTTAAAGTAACAGGTAAAAGTTTTGGGCTAAGAGATTGTCCAAATTTAACTTCTAAATGACGTCTACGTTTTTGGATTGAACGTAAATCCATGTCCATAATTTTTGCAATTACAGATGCAGATTGATGTGTTGCCCATAACTCAAGAAACTCTTTGTCTGATAGTTTTGTCATGACAACTCCAGTGAAGTTGCCCTAAAGTAAACTAAATCAATGACAACAGCGTGAATCTTAACGTGATTTGTTCAAAGTTTGATAAACACTGTTGTAAGCCTCTATGCAAGCGTTCAATTGCCTGATGGCTTTGTCTCCATCGTCTGTGATGGCGACAAGAGATCGAGCAAACGCTGGGTCAAGTTCGGTTGTTGTTTGAACGCTATCTCCGCTGGTAATGGGGGCATCTGAGGCGGTATGTACGGGGCAGACGGGGGCTTTGACAGAAAGCCGCAACTTGAGAGCGCCAGACTCAATGTCAGAATTGCGCTTTTGTTGAGCAAGTTTTGCATCTTGATTTGCCTTTTGAAGTTTAGTAGATTGGGTCTGAACAGCAGTTATTAGGGCTTGTTCCTTCACCCTAGCTTCAGCATTTAGTGCAGCAATTTCAAGTTGTTGACGAGTAAGTTCATCATCTGACCCCTTGTAATAACCGCTACCAAACGACCCAACTACCGCCATAAGGATGCCCAAAAGCACCCAAGGATTAAACAAACTCATGGCTTTGGGGGCTCATCGTTGTCAATGGCTTCTGCCTTGGCTGTAGCTGTAGCTATTGCCTTGACACCAGACCTACCAGCAACACCACCCAACACACCAGTGATGAACACCATAATGGTGCTGATTTGCTGTGTATAAACCTTGTCTATTGGAGCCATTCCAGCCATCGGCTGAGTGACGTAAGTTAATGCGTAGAGAAACATGGCTACAGAGCCAAGAAGAATCAATATCAAACAAACAATCACAAAAGCCCACACCCTAGCTTCAATTTCTTCAGCAGTCATGCGGTTATTAGGTTTGTATCCAACTGTAGGCATCATTTCTTCTCCTGTTCGGGTTTAACTAACATCTCTGGACAAGTACCTGTAGCAGTACAGATTGGGGGTTTGCACTCTGGCTCACTCCAGTTCTTTGGGTCTTGGCACTTGTAGCGGAAGCGGTCATCACAACCCGTCAGCAGTACCAACAGGATAGATAAGCACCAAATACAGTAAATATTCATTTCACCTTCTCCCTTTCCTTTTGTTCAATCTGCCTTCTGAGTTTCTCAACCTTCTGAACCTGTTCTTGTGCTTCATTCTTGGTTTGCAATATATCCATGTAAAGCATACCCAAAACAGGTAACAACAATACGACAAGAACACAAGCAGCAATCCATCCCACTACGTTCTCCCAATCTTGCTTACCAGACCTATTACCATCCATAGGTATATTAGGAATAGGAAAGTTACCAACAGGTATGCTTGCTTTTCTGCTAGGAGACGCTCCCTTTCCTTTCGTAGCCATGATTCTGCATCCCGCATCTTCCTTGCTTTTGCTTGCTCCGCAGCAATGATGTCTCTCATGCTGAACACTTCTG